GATCTGATGATAGGCTTTCGCGGCACCAACCTGCTTTTTGAAATCAAAGACGGCAACAAGCCACCTTCGCAGCAGGTTTTGCGGCGGGCGCAAAGCGAGTGGCACGATACTTGGCGCGGTCAGGTGGCGACAGTCACCAGCGCAGAGGAAGCGATTGCGGTGCTTTACGCATCGCCTCAGGAAGTGCCGTTTCACGGTTCAATTATGTGAATTTGAAAAGGGGCCAGCGATACAGCGCCAGCCCCTAAAACCCCACCCGATCAATGGAGGATCGAATGACTAAGCAAGATTTAAAACAGATGGACACAGAAACACAAGGGGCCATGCCCGTTCACAAAAACGTCTACACCGCATTGGCGGCTGCGCAGGCCGAAATGGGGCCGCTTGTGAAGGGGTCAAACAACCCGCACTTCAAGAGCAAGTATGCCGACTTAGCTGACTTGGTGTTGGCAGTGCGGGGGCCTTTGAACCGCAACGGGCTGACATTTTTCCACCAAATTGTAAGACATGATGCGGGCCAGGACATGCGTACCGTGATCGTCCACGGCGAAACGGAAACGCGCATTGATTGCGATGTGCCTTTGATTGTCCAGAAGAACGACATGCAGGGCATGAAATCGGCAACCACCTATGCAAAGCGCATCGGCCTTGAAAGCGTATCAGGCGTTGCGCCCGAAGATGATGACGGGAACGCAGCAGCCGCCGCAGCACCGCCAAAGTTTGACGCCATCGCCGCTGCCAAGCGCATTCGTGGCAAGCTGGCCCAAGCAACCAGCCTTGACGATCTGCGTGACCGCTGGACGCAAGAGGCAGAGACCATCGCAGAAGTGAAGGCCGCAAGCCGCGATATTTTTGCAGACATTGAGCGGGCCAAGAATGACCGCAAGGCCAGCCTTGAGCAAGCAAATTCCAAGCCGTCTGACGATCTGTCGGGCGATGAAATCCCGTATTGATTGGAGGCGATGAAATGAACCAGCTTGCAAAAATTGGCGACAACAACCCGCCCGATCCGATTGACGAAGCGTTGGCACCCTATGCGGACGCCATCGCAGAAGCAGAGAACTATCTGGACGGCGAACCCGTCCAGACTGAGGACCAGATGAAGGCGGTTGACGCCCTAATAAAAGACATGCGCAGCGCAAAGACCGATATGGCAAAAGCCAAGAAGTCAGCAACAGCCCCGCTTCACGATATTTGGAAGGCGGAAATTGCCCGCTGGAAGCCCACCGAAGATGATATTGAACTGCGGTTGAAGGGCTTGGCGAAAGTCGTTGATCCGTTCAAGCGCAAACTGGCCGAAGAAAAAGAAGCCGCCAAACGGGCCGCATATGCAGAAGCCCGCGCTAAGGAAAAGGCAGCAGAGGAAGCCGCCCGCAAAGTTGACGTGTCCGACTATGACGCGGCGACAGAGGCGGCACGGCTTCAAAGCGAGGCGATTGAGGCCAAGAAGGCCGCAGCAGCAGCGAACAAGGACACGGTTAAAGGGCTGCGCACGGTCACAAAATACGAAGTCACAGACCATCGCGCCTTGCTGCACTGGATTGCCAAGAATGACAGGGCCGCAATCACAGCCTTTGTCGATGAATGGGCGCGGAAAAACCATCGCGGCCCTGTTGCAGACGGCTTGAACGTCTGGACAGAAAAAGAGGCATATTAATGCCAACCTACACCTGCATGACGCCCGACGAGACTGCGCACCTGGCCGAAAGGCTGGGGCGCATCCCGCTTCCATTCACGGTCACAGTCGGGCCAGCAGGGGTGCGGACGCTTTCGCAGAACGCATTGCTGCACAAGTGGTTTGGCGAGATAGCCAAGCAGCGCGGCGATGTTGATATGCTGGATGTTAAGGGCGAGTGCCACCACCAGTGGGGCCTGCCGATCAAGAGACGCTGCCCGCAATTCGCCTGGATATGGAAACAGACGGGCGCAAAGATGCCATATGAAAAGCAGTGCAAACTGCTGGCAAGCGGCAATTTGAACGTCAGCAGCAGCATGAACAAGCCGGAATTGTCCGAATACATGGACGCAATGAGCCGCGACCATCGGCAGCGCGGTTTTCGCCTGACCGACCCTGACTTTCTGAAATATCAGGGGCAGGCCGCATGATTGTTGAATTGACGGCGATTGAGCAACGCCTTGCAATCCACATGGCTAAAACGCGGCGGGCGGTGAACCGAGCCGCAGGCAGGACAGACTTGCAGCAAGGCAAGCAGTCGCCAGAGGACATAGAACTTGACGGCATTGCCGCAGAAATTGCGTTTTGCAAGCTGTTCAATGTTTACCCCGATTTACAGAACGAAGAACTGCATTCAGCAGACGCAGTGACCCCCAAGATGGGCCGGGTGGACATAAAGACCACGCGCTACAAGAGCGGCAAGCTAATCTGCTATCGCGGCAAAAAGGGGCGCGAGGCTGACAGTTATGCGCTGATGATTGGGCAATTCCCAAAGTTTCAATTTGTCGGCTGGGCAACGTCAGAAGAACTGCTGGACGACGAAAACCTGATTGATGTTGGACACGGCCCCTTTTTCGCAATGCCACAAGAACGGTTGAGGGCTGAAACATGAACCAGAAAGCCCCAAAGGCCCAGAAAGACCCGGCATACCTGCGGGCGGTGCGGTGCCTGCCTTGCGTCATATGTGACGCCTTCGGAGAGCGGCAAACCAGCCGCACCACGGCACACCATTGGATTATGGGCAGGGGTAGCACCCGCAAGACGCCAGACAGGCAGGCAATCCCGCTTTGTGACGGCCACCACCAAGGCACCTTCGACACATCAAAGACAGCAATCCACCGAGAGCCGCAGGCCTGGCGCAACGCCTACGGCCAGGACAGCGATTATATCGCCGTCACACAAGATAAAATCGAGCGCATGGAGGCATTTAATGACTGAAAACGCTTGGATATATAGGCAGAATTGTGCCATAAATGAGCAAGGCCGCAAGGTGTACCACCACCCCACGGCCTCTAAAGCAAACGTACCTGAGAAGGAGGTAACGCATATGCTCTTTGAGCATAATTATGGCATAACTGCCACCAGTTTCAAGACAGAACAATACCAGAACGGCGGTGCTGCATGAGCGCGTCCGTTGACACATGGTACAAGAGAGAGCCGCAGGCGTTCTTACGCGGGGTTCAAGGCATGGGGCCAGAGTTAATCGGTGCCTTTGCCGTTATCCTTGAAATCCTCTATGCGCGAGGCGGGGACATGCCACGCGATGACAGACACTTGTCTGGCGTTTTGGGGTGTTCAATCCGCAAGGCGCGGGCGCTGACAGAGCAGCTTGTTGACCTAGAAAAAATCATAATTTCTGACGGTAAAATAGCCAATCGCAAGGCAACCGAAGTTATTTTGGACCGCAAAAAGCAGCGCGAAATGAGCGTGAAACCAACGCGAAACCAACGTGAAAACGGGGGTGCATCCAATGAAAACAAAGAGTTAGTCCGACAGAATAGAATAGAAGAGAATAATACCCCCCAACCCCCCAAGGGGGGCGGGAGACGATTGGTAGGGGTTTCTGAAAATGTTCTTCGTTATTTGGAGGTCGGGACATGAACTTTGATCAGCGCAAGCACAGCGCAAAAAAAATGGTTGTGGATTTTCTTAGCGTTCTTTCTCCGCCGCGAGGGCTGGACGATAAGCAGCTTGCAACGCGGATCATTCAAATCGCTGACGCATTTGCCAGACGGATGCCAGTTGAGGGTGATTATGAACAATCCGTTGCGACTGTTCTAACAAGGCTGATGGATACCCACCAAAGCAACACTTGGCCCCCGCAGGCCGCTTTTGTGATGGCGATGCCCAACCGCGAATTGAGCAAGTTTTCTTCTCAGGAAACATTTGAACCAAAGTCGCCAACAGAACTAGCCATTGCCCGCATGGACGCAGGAGAGGCTGTTCCAGAGGCGCAGCTTTGGGGCATCACGGCGGGCCAGTTACCCAGGGAGCATCTTGATAACTACCGGAACGCATCAGTGAAAGGCTGGATTGAGGTTTACGGCCACAAGGCGTTTGACGCGATGGTTTCGAAATATGGCGCGGCGGTGATGCCCTACTTTCCAAGAAAATTAGATGAAGGAGTTACACAATGAGCAACCGAGTAGCAGGCGACGAACTGCGCCAATTCATAGAGAGGATTGAACGCATGAACGCCGAAAAGCAGGACATTGCCGAGGCAACCAAGGAAGTTTTCGCAGAGGCCAAGGGGCGCGGATATGACGCCGCTGTTCTGCGCAAGGTGATTGCCCGCCGCAAGCGTGACCGCGACGATCTGGCCGAAGAAGAAGCGGTTTTGGAAATGTACGAAAACGCATTGGGGGGCAACTGATATGGCCGGAAGCGTGAACAAGGTAATCCTGATCGGCAACCTAGGGCGTGACCCCGAAGTCAGGTCTTTTCAGAACGGCGGCAAGGTCTGCAATCTCAACATCGCCACAAGCGAAAGCTGGAAGGACAAAAACAGCGGGGAGCGCAAAGAGCGCACCGAGTGGCACAGCGTTGCCATCTTCAACGATGGGCTTGTTCGCATCGCAGAACAATATCTGAAAAAAGGCAGCAAGGTTTACATCGAAGGCCAGTTGCAGACGCGCAAATGGCAAGACCAGAGCGGCAACGACAGATATTCGACCGAGGTTGTATTGCAGGGATACGGCGGCACCCTGACGATGCTGGATGGGCCAAGCGGCGGTAAGGGCGGATCAGGTTCGGAGGGCAACTATGACGCGCCGGAAACTTCGCGTGAACTTGATGATGAAATCCCATTTTGAGGCAGCACGATGATTTTCAAACAGCACAAACCAATCGCGCCGCCCGCGTCTGAATATGAGACGTGGCACGAAATCAAGTTGCGGCAGATCAAGGAGCGCACAGACGCAATTCAGCGGTGCAAAAGCTGGGGTTTGTCTCAGTCAAAAGCCGCGAAGTTCCTTGGCCTGCCCACTAACACACTCAGGTCGCATCTGCGGCTGCAGCAGACACCATGGGGGCAATTATGACCGCACTACCACCCCACGGCTACAGACAGGCGCTCAAGAACAGCCAAGCCGCGCAATGCAAGCACCGCCTGTTGATGGGCGCAACCCCGCAAGAACTTATCGAAGAAGGCTTTGCCGCAGGCGCGGTGATACAGGCGCAGGAGGAATTGAAGAAATGAGAGTAACCCACCAGACCGAACTTGCCCATAAGCGTGCCGTGACTGTTTCAGAAGCACAGGCCAAAGCAAGAAAAATCGCTGCGCCTGCAAGCAAGCAAGACCACAAGCCTGCAACTAAATGGCTCGAAATGGCAGAGCAGGAAGGTCACAGGGGCAAGCTGCCAAAATCGCAGGGCGAGGTCACATTATCGCCTCTTGAAACCAAGGTTCTTGGGTGCCTGTCCGATGGGATGACAAGCCGTGATGTAGCAAGCCGGATTGACGCGAATTTTAGCAGCGTATCCAGCGCACTTTCTGGCCTGGCGGGTAAAAACTTGGTTGAGCGAATTGGGCAAACCGGACAGCTAACAATTTGGCGATCAGCCAGACCCAAGCGGCCCAGCCTGTCCATTCTCAGCAACTATCAGCGCAAAGTTTTGGCGATCATAACAAGGCCGATGACATGCGGCGAGATTGCACAGGCATCAGGCAGGCCCGTCGAGGGTTTAAGGCCAATGTTGCGGCGGATGCGGGATCGGGGCTTTGTCAGAATGGTTGGGACCGTGGAAAGGGGCGGTGGGATTGCGCAGCTTTGGGCGCGAAATGACTGACGCGGAAACAATCGAAAGCCAAGCGCAGCAGATCAAGGCGTTGCAGGAGGAAAATCTTGCGCTGCGCAAATGCCGCGACACCCAAGCCGAGATTGCGCACCGCGATTGGGTGCGAATGACGGCGCAGGACAGGCGCAACGAGGCGCTACAGGCCCGCGTGGATTGGTTGCAGGCATGGAAGGACGCCAAGGAAGCAGAGCAGACGCCAGAGGCCAGAGCAGAAAGGCATTTCAAATGACAAGCAAAGCAGCGCGCAAACGCAACAAGCGCAAATTCCGTATGCCCAAAAATGTCCATATTCAGCCCAAAGAGGCAATCAGCATCGCAACAGAGACAAGCACCCGCCCCACGCCGCAACGCCTGGCCCAAGGCAAATGGGCC